CGACGAAGCCAAAGCGCATCTGCAAGAACTACGCAACAACTTTGATGTTGAAAGCGCAGAGCTGCGGTTGCACATGTGGTCACAGGAGAAGCAAGCATGACAGCCGCATACTTTGAAGACCATCCAACAGACCCTGACAAGGTTATCTTGCGTAAGCCAACAATGATGTGGGAAGGCTCATTGCACATTGTTTGTGAATGCGATAAATGCAAAGCACAGTCGGAGCAAAAACCAATGCACCCACAGTTAAAGGCAATGCTTGAAGAATACTTTGACAAATGCTTTGCTGAATCAGCACCACAGCGCACATGGGTTGGGCTGACATTAGATGACATACCCGATGACGATACTAACAATTTAGATTTCTATCGAGGCGGCAGATGGGCAGAGAGAATCCTCAAGGAGAAGAACGCATGAAGAACTTCACAACCAAAGAACAATGGCTGGAGTACGAGGTTGAGAAATGCAACGAGGCCATTCACACCCTGATTGGGATGCTCAAGGATTCAATGGAAGCGCGTCACATCAAGCGTGATTGGGTTGACCTCAAAGACTTTGAAGTTAGAAGTATTCAAGCCAATGCCCAAAGTATTGAGTGGGCGATCCTGATGGCACAGTCAACCCTCAAGGAGAAGAACAATGGCTAAAGGACTACTTGACGACATACCCATCTACAACGTAGACCGTGACAAGGCATGGGAAAAGTTTATCAAGCGCAAGGATGTGAAGAAGTCCGGCATGTTCAGCAAGGGGTTTCCTCTTGAGCGTGAGTACTACGAACTGTGGTGTCAGGCTTGGGAAAGAGCTTGGACTGCGGGATTCAAAGACGGCCACAATGCTGGATGGGAAATCTGCAAAAAAATAAACGACAGACCAGAGGAGAAGAAGTGATACTGAATCAAGGAAAACTAGCAGGCGGCTTGGCCGACGAACTGATCGCAGTCGTACGCAAGTACGACGAAACGCTTTACATGTCCACCGTCATAGGCGTGCTGGAATTGGTCAAGCAACAACTGATACAAGAAAACGTGGAGCCTGACGAAGATGACAGCACCATATAAACAAATCATCACGATCGACTTCGAAACCGCGTGGGACACCAAAGCAGGGTACACGCTCAGCAAAATGACAACCGAGGAGTACATACGTGACCCAAGATTCAAAGCCTTTGGAGCCTGCATCCATGAGTACGGAACAGACAAGCCAACCCAGTGGTACAGAGGGGATGAGCTTAAAAGTATTCTGGACAGCTATGATCCTGCTACTACTGCTGTTCTGGCTCACAACGCTCAGTTCGATATTTCTATATTGGAATGGGTATATGACTGGCACCCAAACTTTATTTTTGATTCTCTGTCCATGGCTCGCGCTTTGCGCGGTGTTGAAGTTGGCAATTCATTGATGAAGTTGGCCGATGCTTTCGGTCTACCGCCAAAGGGCAACGCCGTGTACAACACCAACGGCTACACGGAACTCACGCCTGCTATGGAGAAAGAACTAGCCGAGTACTGCAAGCATGATGTGTACTTGTGTGAGGAAATCTTCACCCGCTTGGCTGTTGGCTATCCCGCTAAAGAACTCCGGCTCGTTGACATGACCCTCAAGATGTACACGCGTGCGTGCTTACAGCTTGACCCCAACATGTTGACTGACGCCATCCTTGATGAAAGAGAAAAACGTGAAGCACTACTACAGAAGCTCGGCGTGGACGAAACTGCACTGGCGTCGAATCCTCAGTTTGCAGAACTACTTAAAAAGTATGATACTATTAAGGAAGTTAATGCTGCTATTAAAGCTGGTTATATTTCTAAAGAGAT